TGAAATGGTCGAAGTCCAGGCTTTGGGAAACATGGGAACAGATCTTTACAGACATCGCCGACGGGAAGGAAGAGGCGGAAGCGTCGGCCGATGCCTTCTTCGCCGAGCACCGGGCGGAAATGCTCAAGGGGACGGAAGTCCTCTGGCCGGAGCGGGAAGATTATTACTATCTCATAAAGATGCGGGTCTCGGAAGGCCCGGCCTATTTCGATTCGGAAAAGCAAAATGAGCCGATCAACCCGGATGAATGTCTCTTCCGCGAAGAGGAATTCGCCTACTGGGACGACGACGAGGTCAATCTTGCCGGAATCCCGCATTACGGCGTCGTCGATCCCTCGATGGGGAAAAAATCGAAGCGGCACGATCCCTCGGCCATCCTCGGCGGGAGGATGAAGAACCATATCATCTACGTGGATATCGCCGACATCGACAAGCGCCATCCCGACAAGATCATCGACGACATTCTGCTTTATCAAGAGCAGGATCCTTTTCAGAAGTTTGGCGTCGAGTCCATCCAGTTCCAGGAGTTTTTCAAGGATACGCTCGAGAAAGAGGCCCACAAACGGAGCCTCACCATGAACGTTGTGGAGTTGAAGCCCAACACGGACAAATACCTCCGGATCCAGACGCTCCAGCCCTGGATCAAGAACGGCTGGATGCGCTTTAGGCGCAACATGAGGATCCTGCTCGAGCAGCTCAAATATTATCCGATGGGCGATCACGACGACGGTCCGGACGCTCTCGAGCAGTTAAAGAACCTGATCGAGGAAGCGACAGCCGCGGGAGTCATCGAATATCAATCCACGGGAGTTCGCCGCACCTCGAGCGGCAGCTCCATGAACGCTTACATGGGGAGAGCCTGATGGCCGAAGAAGCCGTTAAGCAACGACCGGTCACTAACGAGATCGCGACCATCGACAGGGATATCGATGTTTTCGCCGGATGGCTCCTGCGTCTTGAGAATCCGGATCCCGTGCTTCGCACCGAGGCGGCAGGCAAGGGCCTGAAACTCTACGACGAGGTGGACCGGGACCCCCATGCCGGGAGCGTTTTGCAGCAGAGGATCCTCGCGGTCGTCGGAAAGGAGTGGGAGATCATCCCCGCGAAGACCGCTAAGAAGCTGGGACGTCCCGCCTCGACACCGCAGGAAAAGGTTGTCGCCGATTTCGTTTCGGAGGTCCTGGAGAGCTGTAATTTCGACCAGGCCCGCATGGAGATCTTGAAGGCGATCCTCTATGGCTTCTATTCGGTTGAAATCATATGGTCAGCGGAGAACGGCTCCGTGAAAATTCGGAAACTCATCGGCAAGCACCCTCGCCGCTTCAGTTTCACGAAGGCGCGGGAGCTCAGGCTCCTCACGCTTCAGAACATGATCGAGGGAGAGGCTCTCCCGGAGAGAAAGTTCATCGTCTTTACCTATGGCGACAGCGACAACCCCTACGGGAAGGGCCTGGGACAGAAGCTCTGGTGGCCGGTCTGGTTCAAGAAAAACGGCATTAAATTCTGGCTCGTCTTCCTCGAGAAATTCGGAATGCCCACGGTGATGGGAACGTATCCTCCGGGCACCTCGCCCGAGCAGCAAAAGGCCCTGATGGAGGCGATCGAGGCCATTCAGACGGACACGGGTGTCAAGATCCCGGAATCGATGGACCTGAAATTCCTCGAAGCATCGCGCGCTGGGACCGTCACGTACGAGAGCCTCTGCGAGTATATGGACCGCCAGATCTCGAAGGCCGTGCTGGGACAGACGGCAAGCACCGAGGGGACGCCCGGGAAGCTCGGGAACGAGAAGGCGCAGGAAGACGTCCGCCAGGAAATCACCGAGGCGGACGCGGATCTTCTGGATGCCTGCCTCAATGACTCGCTCGTCAAATGGATCGTCGATTACAACTTCCCCGGTGTCGCCGCCTATCCGAAACTAAAGACGTACGCGACCCCGAAGCCGGATTTGAAGCAGCAAAGCGATATCGACAAGACACTCGCCGCAGATATAGGCGTGCCTTTTACCGAGGACTATTTCTACGACACCTACGGGATCCCGAAGCCCGTCGAGGGGGATAATCTCGTGAAGGTCCCGCAAAAGCAGGCTCCCGCTCCCGGCTTCAGGGAATTCCAGGAAGGCCCGGTCCCGGAGGAGGAGATCAAGATCGAGAAGGAGCGGCAAAAATTCGTCGACCGCTACGCGGGCGCGCTCCTGGCAGCCGAGGAGGCTATCCGGGCAAAGGCCTTGAAAGACGTCGTCTCTTTCCTGACCCGGGGCGGGGAGCTCGGCGAGCAGGAATTCGTCGACCGGGTCTATTCCATCCTGGAAGAGGCGTATCAGGGCTTTGACAAGGCGGCCATATCGAAACCGCTCAAGGACTGCTACCGCTTCTATCGCCTCACCGACAAGAGCGCATGGAAGGGGACGGATATCCCCGTCAAGTTCGCCTGGGATTCCAGGGACGACGCGACGCTTTCATTCCTCGAAAAGGTCGACCGCTTCTATCTTGGAAAATACGTCCAGAACGACGACATGAAGGGTCCGGTCTGGTCGTTCCTCAAAGAACAGTATCTGGAAAAGGGCTCCGGGCTTTTCGGCCACACGAACGCGGAGACCATAAAGGGTTTCCGGAACCTTTTTGACGACAAGATCGCCGATCTTTCGGATCACCAGATCCAACGGATCTGCGATACCTCCGTCGCCCGTATGAGGAGTTACGCGAACGTAGCGCAGTTTCATGAGGCGGGCATTCAGTACGCCAGGCCCGTCGTTGTCCTGGACAGCCGGACGTCCACGATCTGCCATGCGATAGCGGAGGAGGACATCCGGATCCCCGTAGCGGAACTTTACACTACCGTCACCCAGGAAACGAGCATGACTCCGGAAAAGTACGCGGAATATCTGCAAGACGGAAAAGAGAAAGTCACTTTGACCAGGATCGAGTCCGGGGCTGCCGTGCCTCCTTACCACGTGAAATGCCGGACGCGCCTCGTAATGGAAAGAGGGGACTGAGTTTTTATGCTGGCCTTGAAATCCAACGACCCGCGCTCCGTCATCGAGGAGCTGGCTGCCGATATCGGAAAGAGGATCTATCGCGGGATGATGCAGGCCACGAAAGCGGCCGAGGCCGAGGTGGTGATGGAGGAACCCTACCGGGAGGGGAATTTGCGGGCGGGGACCGTCTCTTCCGTGAAGGGAAGCGGGGCGACGACCGTGGGAACGGTGAAGGTGACCGCGTCCTACGGGCCGTATGTCCATGACGGCACGGGCGTCTTCGGACCCTATGGGCAGCCGATTTACCCCCGAATGAAAAAGGCCCTGGCCTTCACGATCGGCGGGCGAAAGATTGTAAGAAAAAAGGTCTGGGGCCAGAAACCCAATCCCTTTGTCACGAGGGCAAAGGCGAACCTGGAAAAGAGCGAGGTGCTTGTGCTGGCGTTCTGGCGGGGCTTTAACGCGGGAGAGTGAGGAGACCACATGGAATTCAGAGGTTTTAACGACTGGGTACCGATTTTCAGGGGCGGGAAACAGACGGACTCGAAAGGAAACGAGCACGACGGCAATGCGCTGATCGATAAAGCCCTGGCGACGTTCAATCCGGCGTATCACGAGCCGCCTGCGGTGATCGGCCATCCCAAGGAGGATGCGCCTGCGTACGGCTGGGTGAGCGAATTAAAGAAAATCGGCGACACTCTGCACGCGAAATTCAGGCAGGTCGCGCCCGGGTTCGAACAGGCCGTCAAAGATGGGCTCTTCAAGAAGCGCTCTGCAGCGTTTTACCCGGACGGCAGGCTCCGCCATGTCGGATTCCTTGGGGCGATGCCTCCGGCCGTGAAGGGTCTCGCGGATGTGAAGTTCAAAGAAGGCGAGGAATACATCGAATTTGCATCTTCTTCGGCCGAGCACGCCGCCCAGGAAGCGAGGGCGAAGAAGTACTCAATCGGGATCAAGGACGGCGGGAATGTCACAAAGCCGGGCGAATGGAAGGACGTGCCCGACGACGAGTTCCTCGACCCCGTAAATTACCGCTATCCCTGCCCGGATGCGGATCAGACGAGGGCTGCGGCAAGCTACTGGGGCCAGCGAAAGAACCAGGAAGAGTACACCCAGGATGAACGCTCGGTCATGACCGGGCGCTTAGATACGTTCAGGAAGAAATTCGGCATAGGACAATCAAGAAAGGAGGACACAAAAATGACGTTCAAGGAATTGAAGGAAAAGCTGGTCGCGGTTTTTACGAAGGCCATCCAGGATCTGCCCGAGGACGGTACCATTCAGGCATCGGCGGGGAAGACCTTCAGCGAGGCTGACGTAGAGGCGGCGAAGAAACAGGCAGCGGAGGACGCGGCAAAAAAGGAGCGGGAGAAGGTGGCCGCCGAGTTCGCCGAAAAAGAGCGCACGGCGCGCCAGGAGGCCCGCAAAAAAGAGATCTCCGCCTGGTGCGAGGCGATGGTCAAGGAAGGGCGTTTGACGCCTGCCTTGGTTAAATTCGGCGTCCCGGAGATGCTTAATTTCCTGGCCTCGAGCGAAGAGGTGATCGAGTTTGGCGAGACCAAGGAAAAGGCGCTCCTTTTTGATCGGTTCAAGGCCCTCTTCGAGAAGGAGATCCCGAAGCTGATCACCTTCGGCGAGGTCGCCACGCGCGACAGGGACACGGGCGGCGGGAACAAGAGGGACGCAGCGATTGCCGCGTTCATGGAGAAGAATAAGGACGCCTCGTACAAAGAGGCCGTACTTTCCGTCTCCAAAGACAACCCTGAATTATTCAAAGAGGAGGAATGACGATGTTCGGAAAAACCACAGGAATCGAAAAATCCGCAAAGTGCACGGCGGCAATTGCCACGGCGTTTCTGATTGCCAAGCCCGGGGCGAATGACGACACGTATTCCGTGGCATCGGCGGCTACGGATGCGCTGCTCGGCATTTTTCAGCACACAACCGTTGCAGTCGGTGATGACGTGCGTGTGATGTTGTCGGGCATCTCCCCGGTTGTCTACGGAGGCGTAATTACCAGGGGCGATCCCTTGACGTCGGACGGAAATGGCAAGGCTGTGAAGGCCGTTCTCGGCCAGTCCATCATCGGGTTTGCAACGGTATCCGGCGTGGCCGACGATATCGGGTACTGCTTGATCAGCCCGCAGATCCTTGCTCCCAACCAGGGCGCAAACGGCAACACGCTCAAAGGCCTGGCGATAGCGACATTCGATCCGTCGGCAAACGCGGGCGAGCGGACCGTTGCCAAACACGGACTGGGGGTCTATCTGCCGGATAACGCGATAGTCGACAGAGCCTGGTACGAAGTGCTGACGACGTTCACGTCCGCCGACGACAGCGCGACGATCGCTCTCGGCGTCGATACGGATGCGGAGGCGGGGATCAAGGCGGCCATAGCGATCAGCAACGGCGCGAACCCCTGGGATGAGGGTCTGCACGAGGGCATCCAGGGCGGCGCAATCGCGAACGCATTAACGAAACTTACGGCATCGAGGGAGCTTTGCGCGACCGTTGCCGTGCAGGCGCTGACGGCTGGCAAGCTCAGGCTCTACGTCGAATACGTCGTGAGCGTGTAAATAGAAAAGGAGGAAATACATATGCCGGAACCTAAAGCAATGCACAAAGATGCGGTACTGACGAATCTGTCCCTGAAATACCGCAACGCGGATATGATCTGGCCGTCTGTGATGCCGATTGTGAAGGTCAACAAGCGGTCGGATATCTATTACGTCTACAACAAAGCGGACAGCTTTACCCTGGTTGACGACCGTCTGTCGCCCAAGGGATTGGCCAACGAGATCGATTGGGGCGTGGCCGATCAGAATTATTCCGTCCAGGATCACGGTCTCGGCGATTGGCTGCCCCAGGAGGCCATCGATAACGCCGACAATCCCCTCCAGCCCGAGGTAGACACCAACGAGTTCCTGAATATGTGCCTGGATGTGGCGCAGGAAAAAAGGGTCGTGGACAAGATTTTTCTCGCCTCCTCATACCCTGTGGGCAACAAGACCCAGCTTTCAGGCGATTCCCGGTGGGGAGGGAGCGCCGATGATCCTATCGGCGATGTGCAGACGGCCATTGAGGCGTGTTTCCAGAGGGCGAACACGCTCGTCTTCGGCGTCGAGGCATGGCTCAAATTCAGGAAGCTCCCCGAGATACTCGATGCGGTCAAAGCGGTGGCCGGTGCGACCCTCAGGGGCGGCATGGCCTCTGCAGCGGAGGTCGCGCAGCTCTTCGAAGTCGAGAAAGTTCTCGTCGGCAGGGCGAGGTACAACACGTCGAAGCCGGGCCAGACGGCATCCTACACACGGCTCTGGGGCAAGCACTGCGCCGCTCTCTATGTGAATCCGAGTCCGGGGATCAAAACGATCACGTTCGGCGTGACATTTTCAGAGACTCTCCGGTTCACTGCAAGAGATTTCGATCCGAAGCGAGGGCTCAAAGGTGCCCACTACATCCGCCCCGGATGGAACTCCGACGAAAAGATCGTCGCCAGCGATTGCGGATATTTTATCGAGGACGCGGTGGCGTAAGGAACGGATGCGGACGGGGTAAAAGCCCCGTCCGCTCACCACGAAAGGAGGATAGCATGCCCAAGTACATTGTGAAGGACGGGCACAAAAAACATGACGGCCGGGAGTATGCTCCGGGTGATGTGATCGAGTGCGACGAAGAGACCGCAAAAGCCCTCCGGCTTGAACCCGTCTTGAGCGACGAGAAGCCAGCGAAAGGCAAAAAGTAATGGGGTACAGCACACTCGACGACATTAAAAAAGTTCTTCCGGAAGCGGCCATTCTCCAGCTCACGGATGACGACGACGAGGGTGCGATTGACGAGGGCAAGGTATCGGAAGCGATAGCGGCAGCCGACGCCGAAATCGACGCTTACTGCGCCGGGCGCTATTCGGTGCCGTTTGAGTCCGTCCCAGATCTCGTCAAGAAGCTCTCGGTCGATCTTGCCGTTTACAATCTTTACTGCCGCAAGGTAGAGACTGTTCCGGATGCGAAAAAGGACCGCTACAACAACGCCATGAGGATGTTGAGAGATATCGCGGCGGGAAAATCGTCGCTCATGGTGGGCGAGACGGAAGTCGCCGATTCGGGCGGTCCCGAAGCGACGAAGGCCGCTGCGGAGAGGATTTTCACCAAGGGGAGTCTCGATAATTTCTGAGGTTCGCATGGGTCTGGCCATCAAGGACGTAGAAGACGCGATCGTCAAGGACCTCCAGGAGCTGGAGGACCTGGCGGATGTCTGCAAGAACATCCAGAGCTACGGGGGCGAGTTGGAGGCGCTCTTGAATCAGGTTGCGCAACTCACCGTGTCCATGCCCGCCGTCTATATCCTTTACGCAGGTTCGGACTTCTCGCGGCCGGGCGGCACGGGGTCCTACGACGACATCATGTCCTTTTCCGCTGCCGTCATTGCCAAGAACCTTCGCGGCAGGGACAGCCTGCGGGTCGGTATCTACGAGATCCTCGAGATCCTGAAGACGGAGCTGGTGGGAAACGACCTCGGGATCGATATCGAGCCTTTTGAGCCCGAGAGCATCCGGCCCGTCATGATGACGGATAAGTTCAGCGTCTATGTCTTTACCGTAAAAACGAACGTATCGATGGATTAAGGGAGGATAAGCCATGTCCTATAAATTAAAAAACGGGATTGAAGCCTTCACCGTGGTCGACGGTGAGTTCGAGGGGCGGGGCTTCAAGCCCGGAATCCTCTACGGCGAGATCCCGCCCCAGGAGGTTCATAAATTCGAGGAGGTGAAGGAAGAGGCAAAACCGGAGGCCGACGCCCCGAAGGGAAGGCAGGGAAGCAAAAAGGCGGCCTCTGAAGCATCTCCGGAAAAGGAGGGTGAATTATGAGAAGCTTTCGGGCGACACACGACCTTTTAGCCGTCTCGGCGAACGCCAGGGAGGCGGCCATCAATACCGAGCACGCGCTCGATACGACCATGCTCGTGGCCCTCGGGGATCTCGCCAATTTGGAGCCCAGGCGCGAGAGCAACGAGAACGAGGCAACAGGCAAGGAAGAGCCCGATACGATCTACGATCTCGGGTCCCTGGCCGGACTCACGATCAATTTCGAAAAGGCGCAGCCCCAGCACTTTGCCTTTCTCCTGGCCTATGCGCTCGGGCAGTGCGCATCGGCGGCAGCCGGATCGGGCTACCAGCACACGATCACACCGATCGACGGTGACCTCGATGACAACCGGTCCAACCCCTCCTTCACGGCGGCCCAGAGATACGGAAAGACGGTCTTGAAGCGGCTCTTTGCCTCCATGTTCGTCGATTCGATCACGGCGACCTTTGCCCGGGACTCCTGGTGCAAGATCACGGGGACCGTCAAGGGCACCGGGAAAGTGACGAAGAACATCACGGAAGAGACGGTAAGCGCCGCAAAGAACGCGACCTCCCTCAATCTCGCGGCCAACGCGGTCCAGGGATCAACGGCTGCGGAGCGGCTGCAGAATGTCCAGCGGATCCGCGTAGAACTCACTTCCGGCGTATGGACGGAAGTGGCCTACTCGGCCGTCTCGGGCGCGACGCCTGCGGTCATCACCATCACGGCGCCCGGCGGGACGGCGGATCTCGTGAATTACAAGATCCTCTATATTCCCACGGAACCGGCATGGTGCACCTTCCCGTCGCGGGTGAACGAGACACCGCTTCGGGTCGCCCAGATGACGCTCAAAGTCGGCGGCAAGTGGACCGGATCGGCGTTTTCCGGCGGGCGGGAACTGCAGGCGGAGATGAAGACCCTGGAGTGGACCCTCAATAACGGCTTCGAGATCCAGTTCGTACCCGGCGCAGGCGGCGCCTACGCGTCCCGGGCGGAGCGCGGCAGCAGGGCCCAGAAGCTCAAGCTCGACCGGGAATTTCGCGAATACATCATGCAGCAGCACCTGGACGATAACGACACGCTCGGGATCTATATCCTGGCCGAGGGAGCCCTTTACGACGGCTCGAACAAATACCAGGTGGAGATCATTTTCCCGAAGGTGGGACTCCTTTCCGCGCCCCTTTCCGTGGACGGGAAGCGTCTTGCCGAATCAGGGGATCTCCTCGTCCTCGAGGACGACACCTACGGCAGCGTGATCGTAAAGGTCAAGAACCTGCAGACCGCTTACGCCGCGTAAAGATAAACCATCAAACACCGAGAAAAGGAGGCTTTCATGCCCAGAGAATTAAGCGACAAACCCTGCGAAGTGACGTTTTACGACCGGATTTCAGATTCGGAGATTACCCTTTTGTACCGGCTGCCCACGACGGAAGCAAGGGTCAAATACAATAGCTCTCTCATCACGAGGCGCGGCAACAAGTTCACCTCGAGCGTGGGCAGCGCCAGGATGAAATTCGGGGCCGATATCTTGATCGGGTTCAAAGAAGGGGCCTTTGCGAACGAGAAAGGAGAACTGATCTCTTCCGACCCTGCGTCGGAACGGTATGATCAGAACTGGAAGGAGCTCGTTAAAAAATACGCGCCCGACGTGATCGAGAGCCTGGCCATCGTTGTCTTTGAATCCTCGCTCATGCCGGATACCTCGCTTGATGCAGGCGGAGAAGAAAAAGAAAACCCTACGTAGCCGATCTCGAGGCCATATCCAGGGGCTGGCTTTGCTCCCCGTTCGAACAGGCCAAATGCCGGGAGGAAATCGGGGATGAAGCGAATATCGAATGGGCCTGCTCTCAATGCGAAAAGAAGAAACCCGAGGACCTGCACGAGTACACCTTGAAGATGATCGGGATCCGGCGCATGCGAAACGCCGGATACCCCTTCAAGGCGGACGATCTGACCCTTGAGGAGTGGGAGGATCTCGCAGCTCTGGAAGAGACCTTGAAGGCGCTCGAAAAGGCTAAAACCCCTTACTGCCCATTTATGGTTCATCATGGCGAATAGAAACACCATAGCTCTCGACGTCTTGCTAAACGATCTGGCCTCGCCGGGGCTAAAGAAGGTAGCCGATAGCGCGGAGCAGTCCGCAAAAAGGGCCGAAGGGGCATTTAAATCTTCCGGCGAAGGGATCAATAGCACGATCGCCTGGGTCATGACCCGCCTAAACAGCCTCGCCGCACTTGTCGGCGTGGCCTTCGGTACCTACCAGCTCGTTCAGTTTACCAAAGAGTCGATCATGCTCGCCGCGCGCGTGGAGACCCTGGGAGTCGTCTTGAATGTCGTCGGCGAGAACGCCGGATACTCCCGGGGGGAGATGCAGCAGTTTGTTCAGGAAGTGAGGGGCATGGGCATCACGACTCAAGCTGCCCACGACGCCGTCATCAAAATGGCCCAGGCCCAGATCAACCTAACGGATTCCGCGAAACTGGCCCGGGTTGCCCAGGACGCAGCCGTTATCGGCAACATCAATTCCTCCGAGGCTTTCCAGCGGATGATCGACGGGATCCGTTCCGGCGAGGTCGAGATATTAAAGACCATCGGCCTCTCCGTCAATTTTGAGCAGGCATATCAGAAGCAGGCCCGCCAGTTGAATAAAACCACCGAGGCGCTGTCGGAAAGGGAAAAAGCCCAGGCGCGGGCCAATGCGGTGCTGGAGGCGGGGGTCCGGATCGAGGGCGCATACGAGGCGTCGTTGGGGACGGCCGGGAAGGCGATGCTCTCTTTGAAGAGGTTCGTAGAAGAGCTGCAACTCGGCTTCGGGAAAATGTTCGGCGGGGCGCTCACGGAAGGGGTGAATTTTGTCACACAGCTCCTCAAGGACATGAACAAACAGATGGACGATCTGGAGAA